TCCTGTGTGTGTGTCAAGTCCAAATTTATTTTGGACATACTATATATACAAATGGTATTCGTCCTTCTTTACTTCTGGTTAGACTTAAAGTATTATAAATACTATTACATAATCGGAGGATATATGGCATATAGTAAAGAAGTAGTAAAAAGATTCGAAGAGGTAACTAATAATCCAGCAGCACATGGTGTTGGTAGGTTTGACCCAAAAGATCCAAATGTAGCTACAGGTCTAACTGGCGCACCAGCATGTGGTGATGTTATGAAATTAGATCTTAAACTAGATCCTGAAACAGATAGGATCTTAGATGTTAAATTTAAAACTTATGGCTGTGGTTCTGCTATTGCAAGTTCAAGTCTTTTCGTAGAAATGCTAACTGGCCTTACAATATCAGAAGCAAAAGAAATAAAAGATAGAGATATTGCTACAGCCTTAGAATTACCGCCTATTAAGTTACATTGTTCTGTATTAGCAGAAGATAGTATTAAAAAGGCAATAGAAGACTGGGAAGAAAAGAAAGCAGGCCGTAACAGTACCTGGTTAGAAAAAATGGGTGCTGTAACCAAGGGAGAACATGTTGCAAGTTAAAACTTTTGACCCTATGATGATAGCCACATCTCAACAGGCTCCTTTAGTAGACTTTACAGATGAAGCATTAGAAAAAGTTAAAGCTAAAGTAAAGGAGAAAGGTGTTAATGGCGTCAGATTTGGATTGACAGGTGGTGGCTGTGCAGGATTTTCATATGAGTTTGATTATGCAGACAAAGGTAAAGCAGAAGATAAACTTCTAGACTTTGGGGACTTCACTATGTGGTTAGATCCTATGTCAGAAGAGTATTTAGCAGGAACAGTTATAGCCTGGAAAGTAGAAGGGCTAAACGAAGGATTTGAATTTGAGAATCCACAACAAACAAGTGCATGTGGTTGTGGTATTTCAGTTAGTTTTTAATTATAGGAGTATATTATGGCAAGAACATTTAAAACAATATCATCTAGAGAGCCAGGAAGAAAGGCATCTAGTATTGGACAAGGTGGAAGAGGTAGAAGAGTTAAAATTAGCACTTCCACAATGAATAAAAGTAAAAAAAGAAGTTACAAAAAATATAGAGGGCAAGGTAGATGACAACAACAAATATTACGAATGTTTCAGACGCATCGTGGAGTAATAATAACCCTAACGAGTTAGATTACTTGCGTCCTAACGCATTTAAGTTTGCAGTACATAACATTCCTAATACAAGTTATTTTTGTCAAGCAGCTAACATTCCAGAAATGAATTTACCTCCTGCTTTACAAGATACACCCTTTACAAACATACCAACTCCAGGAGATAAGATAGAGTTTGGTACTTTAATGATACGATTCCTCATACAAGAAGATATGAAGAATTATAAAGAACTATATGACTGGATGGTTGGCTTAGGTTTCCCTGAGAACTATGAACAGTCTACAGCATTCACACAAAAGCAAGAATATAGATTTCCAGATGTATCTCCTGATACATTAAAAGGTCTAGGACAACATTCAGACGCAACATTAACATTATTGGATTCAAATAATAATCCTAAAATCAATATTAAGTTTATTGATGCCTTCCCTACTAGTTTACAGGGAATGGACTTTGAAATTAGTACAGGACAAACAGATTATATGGTAGGAGTAGCCATGTTTGCCTATACTAGATATGAAATAGAAACAATTTAACCAAAAGGTACAATAACATGTTGACTCTTACATAGTAAGGTCGTATAATGTATATATTATGATAACTCTACAAGAATTACAAGAAATGTGGCAGAAAGACTGTAAGGTTGATGAACTTAACCTAGGTCAAGAGTCTACACGAATACCAGAACTACATTCCAAGTATCTTAATCACTTAACTACATTTAGATTACAATGTCGTAAGGCACAAAGTAACTTAATGTCTCATCGTAGGTTAAAATGGAAATATTATCGTGGTGAACTGGACCAAAAACAATTAAACGAATTAGGCTGGGATCAGTACTTAGGTAATGCTCCGTTGAATAATCAGATGAATGAGTTTCTTGATACAGACCCTGAGATAATTAAATTAACTGATAAACTAGAGTATATAAACACTTGTATGACCCTATGTGATAGTGTTATGAAGTCGATTTCTAGTCGATCTTTTGATATTAAAAACGCTATTGAATGGACAAAATTTACTAATGGGTCTTACTAACAAAAAATATTTGGCCGGTATCTAGGAGCAAAAAAAGTTGATCAAAGTTACAAAGAAAGATGATGTACATATTATTGTAGATACTGATCCAAGTACTGCACAAGAGATATGTGATTTCTTTACCTTTGATGTACCAGGCGCTAGGTTCATGCCATTATATAAAAAGAAAGTCTGGGATGGTAAGGCTAGACTTTTTAGTTTATACAATAGACAGTTATACATTGGTCTATTACCTTACTTAAAAGAGTTTGCTGAGACATTAGAGTATGATATAGAAATAAATATGCCTGATATCAGTGAACAAATAGATATTGAACGCTTTACTAATGAACTGAGGTTACAATCGAATGAGAAAGACATCGAGGTACGAGAATATCAGAAAGAAGCAATTACGAAGGCAATTAATACGGGACGAACTCTTCTCCTATCTCCAACTGCTAGTGGGAAGTCTCTTATTATTTACAGCCTTATTCGTTATCATCAGCTAAAAGGTAGAAAGCAACTTATTGTTGTACCTACTACCTCATTGGTTGAACAGATGTACGGAGACTTTGCAGATTACTCTACAAAGAATGGCTGGAGAGTCTCCGAGAACTGCCATAGGATATATGGTGGCAAAGAAAAAACAAATGAGTATGATGTAACAATAAGCACATGGCAATCTATATACAAATATCCTAGAGCATGGTTTGAACAGTTTGATGTATTCTATGGAGATGAGGCACACTTGTTTAAGGCTAAGTCATTAACAACTCTTATGGATAAATGTGTTAATACACCTTATAGAATAGGAACTACGGGTACATTAGACGGTACTAAGACACATAGACTAGTATTAGAAGGTGTGTTTGGAGAGGTACATAAGGTTACAACAACTAAAAAATTAATGGATGCTGGTACAGTAGCTAAGTTAAAGATTATATGTTGTATGTTAAACTATCCAGAAGTAGATAGAAAAATATTAAAGGGCATGTCATACCAAGAAGAGATAGATTGGATTGTTACTAACCCTAAACGAAATGAAATAATTAAGAACTTAACAATAGCACAAACAGGTAACACTCTAGTGCTATTTCAATTTGTAGAAAAGCATGGAAAGATAATCTTTGATATGCTTGATAAGGAATGTAAGGATAGAAAAGTCTTCTTTGTATTTGGAGGAACAGATACAGAGATAAGAGAAGAGATAAGAGCATTAACTGAGAAGGAAAGTGATGCTATCATCGTTGCTTCATACGGTACATTTTCTACAGGCATAAATATAAGGAACCTACATAATATTGTTTTTGCCTCACCTAGTAAGAGTCGAATAAGAAACTTACAAAGCATAGGTAGAGGACTTCGTAAAGGAGACACTAAAACAACATGTAATCTTTTTGATATTGGTGATGACTTATCGTGGAAGGAAAAGAAGAATTACACTTTAAATCACTTAATGGAGAGGATCAAGATTTATAATGAAGAACAATTCAATTATAAACTTGTTAAAATAGATGTCTGATATTAGTATAATTAAATTAATGAATGGCTCTACAATAGTAGGTAAACTTTCTATTGACGGAGACATTATAGAGATTGAACACCCTATCGAATTAATTACAACACAATTCCAACAAGAAGGAGTAGGTGTTGGTGAACAAGTACATTTAAGGCCATGGGTATCCATAGCTGAGGAAGATATATTTGTTGTAGAAAGATATAATATTATTACAATGGCAACATTACAAGAGAATTTTGTAGCTGGTTACGAACAAATCGTAGAACAAGTTTACATTAACAGAGTTCAGTTTGAACCAGGTGTAGAGAATAACATTTCAGAAGAAGAAATTGAAGAAATGGTAGACTATGCAGATGCTATATTGAACAAACAAATACATTAATAGGAGTATATATTATGGCTAAAAGAAGAGACCCTAACTCGGCTCACTACATTGACAACAAGGAGTTCCTTGCAAGGATTAGTGAGTACAGAGAGTCGAGACTAGAAGCAGAAGAGAGTGGCGAAGATAGACCACAAGTTACTAATTATATTGGAGAGTGCTTTGTAAAAATTGCAAACCACTTAGCATATAAGTCTAACTTTGTGAACTATACATTTAGAGATGAAATGATTTTAGATGGCATTGAGAATTGCCTAACATATATGGACAACTTTGATCCAGCAAAATCCACTAATCCATTTGCTTACTTTACACAAATCACATACTATGCTTTCATTAGGCGTATCCAGAAAGAGAAACGACAAATGGAAACTAAGTTCAAATATATTAAGAGCTTAGACATAGATCAAATCTTAGAGGCTAGCGCAGACGGTAGTGAACATTCTAATGATTACCTTAGTTATATGAGAGGTATCATTGAACAGGCTGAGGCAGATAATGCTAAGGCGGATAAAGCTAATGAAGGTAAAAAGATGCCTAAGCGTAGACCTAAATACTTAGATGAAAAAATTAAAGCAGAAGAGGCAGCAGCTAAAAATGCGGAAAAGTAGCGAGGATATACCTGGCTTTTACCAATGGGACTTTAAGGATATAGTTAGTACACTACCAGATCGTATTAACATGATAGAGATAGGTTCCTATGTAGGTAAATCTGCCGTAGCTTGGGCAGAAGCATTTGAACAAGCAGGTAAAAACTATTCTATATATTGTGTAGAAGCTTTTACAGGAATTGGAACAGCAGGAAGAGCATCAGTTATGACTCCTGAACTAGAGGCTTTTCTAAATACCTTAGTATGTACTGCTGAAGAACAAGAACAAAGATTTATAGATAACACAAAGGGCTGGGATAACATTCGATATGAAAAGAATATATTTTCAGCAGATTGGGAAATGGCAGATATGTATGAGGACTATAATGTATTATGGTACGACGCTAATCACTCAGAACAATCAGTAACAACAGCAATTGACTATTGGAAAGACAAAGTTGATACAATGGTTATTGACTGTTATGATTCCATACACCCAGAGACAATGGCAGCAATCGACAAGTCTGGATTAGACTTTAGATTATTTGAATATAATAAGGGAACAAAGGGCATAGCAGTTTTTGGTTAAAAAAGGTCAACCAAAATGGTGTAAAAGTATTTGATTTTTACTTTGCTCTTATATATAATATCATATTATGAAACTGAGATACAGCGAAGCATTCTATAGTATACAAGGCGAAGGCAGGTTCGTAGGAGTACCTAGTGTATTCTTAAGAGTTTTCGGTTGTAACTTTGAGTGTGCAGGTTTCGGACAAGAGCGTGGTAATTATATTGCTACAGACCAAATGCCTTATATGTTAGATCCTAAAGGCGACAAAACACACCCAGAAGCATACAAAGACATTTCAGAACTTCCTGTTACACCTGTAGGTTGTGATAGTTCTGCTAGTTGGGCTATGAAATATAAACATTTACAAATGACAAAGAAAACTGAAGAAGTTTTTGAACATATTGTAAGTTTACTTCCTAGAGGTAGGTTTGATGAGAACAATGATATACATTTAGTTATTACAGGCGGAGAACCTTTACTAGGTTGGCAAAGAGTATGGCCTGAATTAATTGAAATGTGTATGGAGGTAGGATTATCTAATGTAACATTTGAAACAAATGGAACACAAGAAGTTAAACCTGAACTAGTGAACTTCTTTAATGCCAATCATAAGAATGTACATGTAACATGGAGCACATCTCCTAAGTTAAGTCTTAGTGGTGAGAAGAATGAAGATGCTTTGATACCTGATGCTTTAGTTACAATGAACCAAGTTTACAATAGTCATTTATATAACAAGTTTGTGGTAAGGGATATAGATGACTTTGAAGAGGTTAATAAATTTTATACAACCTATCAGAAGAGCGGGGTACAGATCGATGCTGTTTACTGTATGCCAGAAGGAGCCACACTAGAACAACAAACACTAACTGCTAAAGGCGTAGCAGATGCTTGTATGAAAACAGGATATAAGTATAGCCCTCGATTACATATCGATTTATTTGGCAACGCTTGGGGTACTTAAATGAAATGGAAAGATATAAAAGAAACATTATGGGGACAAAGTCCTCAGCAGGATATGGATACTTGGAAGGAACCTGATCCTGATGATTTAAATATAGACAATGCTTACAAGACTAGATGGATATGGTATCATACTATATTAGCAGGTGAGCTATTCTTGGTTGTAGTAATACAACTATTAATTTTTTTATTATTGGCGATTAAATTATGACAGGCGACGCAACATTATTACATATCAGTTGGAAAGATATCCAGGAAGCTGTTGATTCATTAGAAAACCAGATTAGAGTCAACAGACAAGCTTTTAATAGATACCAAATGCAATTTGTACCTTATAACATTATTGTAGGTGTTAGTAGAGGTGGTTGTATTCCTGGTGTTATGTTATCCCATGCTTTAGATATTCCTTTCATTCCTTTAGAGTGGCAAACAAGAGATGGAAGACATAAAGACGTCAGAAAGTTAGAAGAACTTTTGGCAATAAGAAACGAAGATCAGAATCAATCCTCAGACATACTGTTTGTAGATGATATATGTGATTCTGGTGAAACAATAGAATCTATTAGAGAGTACGCGCCTAAATCAGATTGGGCTGTACTTCATAGCAAAATTGGTACAATGAAACTTGACTATGAAGGAGTAAGGCTCTATAATAACAAACAATGGTTAATATATCCATGGGAGGAAAACAATGATAAGTAAGGAAATAATTGCACGGTTAAAGGACAAAGGCATTAGATACTATGCTGGTGATAATATTTCAGACTGTTTAGAGCCAGGAGACAAAGATAAACTAATCGAAGAACTGGTTCCTAAATTTCGTGAAGTATTAGATAGTCTAGTAATAGATGTAGAGAATGACCCTAACAGTAAGGACACACCTCGTCGTTTAGCAAAGATGTATATTAGAGAAATTATGTCTGGTAGGTATAATGACATGCCTAATCCTAATGCTTTTCCTAATTATGTGGAAGGCGGATATGAAGGTATGTTGGTAGTGAGAAGTGAATTGAAAAGTATGTGTTCACATCATCACCAACCTGTTACAGGTATTGCATACATAGGAATAATTGCAGGTGATAAACTATTAGGCTTGTCTAAATATACAAGGATAGCACAATGGTGTGCTAAAAGAGGCACATTACAAGAAGAACTTAATGTAATGATAGCAAATGAAATCCAGGAACAATGTGAAACAGAACATGTAGGAGTCTATATACAGGCAACACATGGTTGTTGCGAGAACAGAGGCATAATGGCACATAGTTCTTTAACACAGACAACTGTTTTACGAGGCGGTTTTAAGAAAGAAGACTTGAAGAAAGAATTCTTTGATAATATAACACAACAACAAATGGTATCACCAAGATAATGGATATTAATGGAAAACATATTGTCGTAGACTTAGAAACTCTCTCTACAAAAAGCAATGCAGCTATTGTTTCAATAGGCGCTGTGCTTATTGATAATTTAGAAATTGTAGATACATTTTATTGTAATGTAGATGCTAGGCATGGCAAAGAATTAGGTTTAGATATAGATAAAGACACAGTTGACTGGTGGGCAAATCAGCCTATAGAGTATCAGAAAGTCTGGCAAGTAGATCCTCTTCGTATGGAACATGCCTTGACTAGGTTTACAACTTGGTATGGTAAAGAGTCACTTCCTATTTGGGGGTATGGTGCCAACTTTGATGTAGTGATTCTTGAGAATGCTATGAAGGCAGCTCATCACTATATACCTTGGAAATTTTGGGACATTTATTGTTTGAGAACAATGATGAATGTATTAGATAAAAGATTACCTAAAGCAAATAATCATCACGCTTTAGACGATGCTACAGCACAAGCAAATATGCTGTTGGAGATATTAAAATCATGAATAAAATTTTAGAATGGTTAGATATCTGTAAGGTGCATTGGAAAGAAATATTTGCACTATCATTCCTAATGCACTTTGTATTTGATTGGTTTATATTTGCATTAGGATTTATTATAGGAAGTCATTATGGCTAGAAAATTAGACTATGTAGTTTCAGGCACAAGTTATATGAGGTTCAGTAATCCTGGTATAGCTAAAGACGAAACGAATTCACAAATTATTAATATGCTTATAGACAAGCTGGTAACAGATGTTCATAGTCATAAATTTAGTATGTTATATAACGGACATACAGAGTCTTCCTTTGGAGATAGATTTACAGCATATAAAGATCATGTACATGAAATACATGCAGACTCAGGTGGTTTGCAGATTGTTACACAAGGTATGGTTATTACAGATGAATTGAAAGACAAAGTATATGAGAACCAGGCACAATGGGCTGATGTAGGAATGTGCTTTGATGAGATACCTGTTATACTTACAGGTGATAGATCAGATAGGAACGATACAAAAGCTAGGTTCTTTGACTTTGAAAACTATGAAGAGCTAGCTCGTAAGACAGGTAGGAATGTAAAAAGGCAATTAGAAATATTTGAAAAGAACGATAGTAAGTGTAAACCTTATATTATTCTACAAGGTAATTGTGTTGATACATATCTTAGATGGTATGAATGTTTAATGGAAGAAGTTCCTACAGAATGGCATGACAGAATTGGCGGTGTAGCAATGGGAGCAGCAGCTCTAGGCACAGGTCCATTAGAAGATGTTAAACGAGCTTTTATTGCTAGTGAGATTGCTAAAGTATGGCCACAAGAAACTATGCACTTACATGTATTAGGAGTAGGTAGTATTAGGCGTATGATTCCTTATCTAGTCTTTTGTCAGAACGGTTTGTATGAAAATGTAGAAATATCTTATGACTCTACAACTCATAGCAGGGCGGTTGAGACAGGTTTATATTACATGGGCACAGGCACAACTAAGTTTTCTAGGAAGATGTCTAATTTATATAGAGAAATGTATGATAATGTGCAGGAAACGATCAACTTAGGCGTAGATTTAGACGAATTCCACACTATTATGAACACACCTAGCATGAAGGCAAAAGAGAAATATGGCAATTTAAACAAGTGGATCTATGTTAGAACAGCATTTATCCTTATGTCTATTAGAAACTTTATGGCACACCTAGAACAGATGATGAATGATAAAGAAACCCTTTTAGCATTTACGGGTAAGATGAAACTTGACGGACAGTTCAGGAATCTCTATAATGTAACTAATCGTGAGCAGTTTGATGCTTGGGAAAGTAACCAGTATCTAGGTGGTAGTATGAAGAGTATGGCAGTAGGAACAGAAGCACCTAGTAGTTTAGAGGATTTATTTGTATGAATATATTTTTACTTAATGAAAATCCATTGCTATGTGCAGAACAGCATTGTGATAAACATGTTGTTAAAATGGTAATTGAATATGCACAGCTTATGTGTACAGCACATAGGTATTTAGACGGAGAACTATATGGCGAACTTACGGACAAAGGTAGAAAAATTAAAAGGTGGCGACACCCAAACTCTAACATGGAGGCTACTTTGTACAAGGCCAGTCATGTCAACCATCCAGATGGTTTATGGGTTAGAAATAGTAATGCCAATTATGATTATCTATATGATCTATGGAATAAACTATGTAAAGAATATACTCACAGGTATGGTAGGGTACACTTGACACAAGAAAAACTAGAACACTTACTTAGGTATGCACCTAAGAATATTCCACATGCTGATACAGCAGATATGAAAGGCTTGCCATTAGCAATGCCTGATGATGTAAAAGGTAAGAATGTAGTCAATTCTTATCGTAGGTATTACAACAAATACAAAATTGACTTTGCAAGATATACAAATAGAGAGGTACCAGAATGGCTGAACGCAAACGCTATATAAAAGTAAGCTTCCAAAAGGAAGGAGTTCATATGTTCCCAGGAGCAGATACTAATCCTAAATACGCTACAGGAGATTGGGATGATGTTAGCTTCTTAGGTTATCCTCATAGACACATTTTCCATTTTTATGTAACTGTTGGTGTTGAACATAACGACAGAGACATTGAGTTCATACAATTTAAGCGTGAACTAGAAAGAACATTTGATCAAGGTGTTGTGAAACTAGACCACCAATCATGCGAGATGGTAGGCGAATCACTTATAAATTATATAGAAGAACATTATCCTAATCGTGCAGTAAAAGTTGAAGTATATGAGGACAATGAAAACGGAGGCATAGTACAGAATGATTTATTTAGTTGATTTAGAATATGTCGAGACACGATATACCTCACAATGGAAAACAGAGTTTCCTCAATCTATAGCAGATAAAACAGGACAGGACATTGTAGTAATTGAAGGTCCAGATGATATTGCTAATGGAACCACTCCAGGTGCCTTCTTAGACTTTGCAGGTACAAACATATACAAAGCAGAACAAGTAAAAATTATTGCAGACTTATTTCAGAAACAACAAATAGAAGATGGAGATCACTTTGTCTTTGCAGATGCTTGGCACCCTGGTGTTTTACAATTAAAATATATGGCTGATCTTTTAAATATTAATATTACTACACATGGATTATGGCATGCAGGAAGTTATGATGAACATGATTTCTTAGGTAGAAGAATAGGAGATGCTAAATGGGTTAGACATACTGAATATGCTATGTTCGATGCTTTTGATAGAAACTACTTTGCCTCACAATTTCATATTGGAATGTTTGCTAATGTAATGTTCGATACAGATAATCATCTTAATGATGTAGACTCTTCAGACTATTTAAGAAGTAAAATTGTAAGAACAGGTTGGCCTATGGAGTATTTAAATAAACATATTAATTCTAATCCTATTAAACAGGATATTATTTTGTTTCCTCACAGAAATGCACCTGAAAAACAATTAGAAATATTTAAGGATTTAGAACAGACTCTTCCACAATATGAGTGGGTTAATTGTAATGATTATAATCTTACAAAACCAGAGTATAACAAACTATTAGAACAGTCTAAGATGGTATTCTCAGCAAACTTACAAGAAACATTAGGTATTAGCTGTTATGAAATACTAAGAGCTGGTGGTGTTCCATTGGTTCCTAATAGATTATCTTATATAGAAATGTATGCAGATATATTTAAATACCCTTCTGCATTTACAGAAAATTGGAAATCCTACAAAGATAATAAAGAAATATTAGTAGGTAAAATAGAGACATTAATGAATAACTTTGATGCTGAGGAAGTACAAAGGAACATTAAGGATAACAGAAACATGCTTGAGGAACAATATTTCTCAGCTACAAATTTATATCAGGAGTTAATGAATGAGACAGTTTAAATATTATTCTACAAAAACTTATGGGCACGAAGAAGGTCTTTCGTGTATGTTCAGACAACCACTAGCAACACATAGTCATTGCAGTTTACTACATGGCTATGCTTTGTCTTTTAGTTTTAAGTTTGGTTGTGAAAACCTAGACGATAAAAATTGGGTAGTGGACTTTGGAGATTTAAAAGATCTAAAGGCATGGTTAAAAGATTCTTTTGATCATAAACATGCAGTAGCAAAAGACGATCCACAGCTACAAGAGTTTTTATTAATAGAACAAAAAGGATTATCAGAAGTAAGAGTAATGAACGGAGTAGGATGTGAGAAGTTTGCAGAACAAGCATTCCATTTCGCAGATGATTTAGTTAAAAAGAAAACTGATGGCAGATGTTTTGCTGTTAGTTGCGAGGTAAGAGAGCACGGGGCGAACAGCGCTATTTACGAGGGCTAAATATGAAAGTAGCTCTAGTTACGGACACCCACTTTGGTGCCAGATCAGACAGTTTAGCTTTTGATGCTTACTTTGCTAAGTTTTATGATGAAACATTCTTTCCATACTTAGTAGAGCATGACATTAAAACTGTATGCCACTTAGGTGACATATTTGATAGACGAAAGTATATCAACTTTAATACATTGAAGTCTTGTAAAAGATATTTCTTTGGCAAGGCAGCAGAGTTAGGAATAGATATTCATATGATTCCTGGTAATCATGATACCTATTTTAAGAATACAAATGATGTAAACAGCCCTGACTTATTGTTAGGGGAATATAACAACATAACATTATATCAAGAACCAACAGAAATAATGTTAGATAGAGAGAAGGTATTATACCTTCCATGGATATGTGGTGAAAATTATGACAGGACTATGGCCAAAATT